CGGTGGGAATCTGAAGAAACACTAAAAAAAGAATGTTGATCATGGTCGCTTCCTTATTTTTTCAGCCATTATCCTACAGTCAGATAAACAAGTTGGGTTATAAGAACACCAGTTTTTTAAATGGCCCAAAAGCAGATGACAAATCTTGCATAAAGTTGCCATGTTTTCCTGATCATATTCTCCCTCTGGATACAGCGAATATGGAATCAGATGATGCACATGGAGCTTATTGGGATCGTCTTCAAAGCAAGCTATACATCTTGGGTTCTTCCTGATGTACTCGTTTCGCTCTTTGCCCCAAGCCGACCCCCTACAATAAAAAAAGCGAAATCAGTATCTTAAGGCCAATCTTCAGAATGTTTGCCCAGGGCAGCTTCCGCTTTTCATCAAAGTCAGGAGAATTTTCGATTATTAATGCCTGTTCAAGGCAAGCTGCAAAGTCTTCCATATCGAGTTCTTGTCCATCGTTAAAGATCGGCTTTTCGTCAGAAATAGCTTGATCAGCAGCGTAGCCAACAATGTTCCAAAGTGCTTGAGCAAATTCTTTTGTACCTACATCTTGTTTACCCCTGATCTTATCAATCACAAGGGTAAAAGAATCCATAGGCAGAGAGTCAGGGAACTTAATCATTTTTTGCTTCCTTTTTCAGAATCCTAGTGTAATTCAAAACCTCTGTCAAAATCTTCAAGCTTTCCGCTTGAGCCTTGGCTACCTCGCCAATAGAACCTTCCAATCTATCTATAAATAACATATGTCTCTGGTGTAAGGGAAGTATAATATTTTGGCCTAACCAACTAAAACCCTTATACACCACCCATAATAGAAAAACTAAACAACTTAAAGTAACTCCGAATCGTTCAAAAATGTCTACGATATTTAAGTCTGCAAACATTTTTATTACTCCTAAAATCTAATCAATTATAATCTAAATCATTTAAAATTAAAACAGTAAAATTCTGCCATTACTGTTGAACATTTAATCTATTTTCAATCAGCACAATATCACCATTATAAGTTCTTGGTATTAATTTAATATCACTTGGATTGTCATTACCTAAAATCGGTGTTCCTTTTGGAACTAAACCTATTTCTTGAAGTGCTTCCCAAGCTTGGGGTGAGGACATTGCGTTTCTTATTTTCGCTGGTGATGGTCTGCCATTTGCTAAAATCTCAGCATGGATTTCTTTAGCTACCCATACGGTAAATTCATTCGCTGCATTATGCTCAAACATCTGGTCATCGGTGTAACCTTCCAATCGAGTAGGTTCTGCAATCTCATAGAGTTCTGATAAAAGCTTTTTGAGTATTTCAATTTCTTCAAGGTTTAAAATATAGGCTTGCTTTACCGATTCTTGAACCGATTCTGTTTCAATAATTTCAGCTTCCAGTTCCAAAATCTCATGCTCTAGGTTGCTTGTTTTTCTTAGGTATTCAAGCTTAGACTTTTTCGCTGCAAACTTTTTTGCCCCTACTTCTTCAAGAGCTTTTGCACGATATCGACCTTCAAGAAAACCCAAGAGAGTTTTTATTTTCTCCCAAGGGGTTTCCCCAATGACTTGTGTACGATAATTAAATTCGCTATTCAATTTGCTCGGCATTTTATCCTCCAAAACTTGCTGCTGCTAAATAATATCTTCCAGTACCTACACCTGTCGTATCTGTTGCAACTACACCAGAGTTTGAAACAAGATTTGTCGTAGCAAGAGAACCGCCATTAAACCCAAAACCAAATATTGCTTTATCTGTTCCATAAGATGCTGCTGCTAAATAATATCTTCCAGTACCTACTCCTGTCGTATCTGTTGCAACCACTCCAATATTTGAAACAAGATTTGTTATGGATACATTAATACCAGTAAGACCATATCCAAAAATAGCTTTATCCGTTCCGTATGATGCTGCTGCAAGACCAAGCCTAGCAGTACCCACACCAGATACATCATTCGCCACAACTCCGGTATTATTAACCAGATTTGAAAGGGATGAGACTGATCCGGTATAACCATATCCAAAAATTGCTTTATCACCGCCATAACCTGATGCTGCTAAAGCATACCTTGCAGTTCCAACACCTGTTGTATCAGTTGCGACAACTCCAGAATTTGAAACTAAATTTGTCATGGATTCATTAATTGATGTGAACCCATAGCCAAAGATTGCTTTATCAGTTCCGTATCCCGCTGCTGCTAGTGCATTTCTAGCCGTACCTACACCTGTTACATCACTAGCGACCACTCCAAGATTTGAGACTAGGTTCGTCATGGATACAGAAATATTAGTATAGCCATATCCAAAAATAGCTTTGTCTGTGCCGTAGCCTGCTGCTGCCAAACCTGATCTAGCAGTACCAACCCCGTTTACATCATATGAAACAACTCCAGTATTTGAAACCAGATTTGTCATAGAAACATTAGATCCGGTAGTACCATACCCAAAGATGGCTTGGCCAGATCCAACAAAACCTGATCCTCCAAATGATGCTGCTGCTAAACCATATCTTGCAGTACCTACCCCTGCTACATCATTTGAGACAACCCCAGTATTTGAAACAAGATTTGTTAGTGAGTATCCAGAACCTCCAACTCGCCCATATCCAAATATGGCTTTATCTGTGCCATAGGATGCTGCTGATAATTGATATCTAGCCGTACCTACACCAGTTACATCTGTTGACACAACTCCAGTATTTGAAACAAGGTTTGTTAAAGACACAAGCCCTCCAGTATCACCGTACCCAAATATGGCTTTATCTGTGCCATAGGATGCTGCTGCTAATAAATATCTAGCAGTACCCACACCTGTTACATCTCCAGAGACAACACCAGTATTTGAAACAAGATTTGTTGTTGAGGAAAAACTACCGTCAGAACCGTACCCAAATATGGCTTTATCTGTGCCATAGGATGCTGCTGCTAAACCATTTTTAGCCGATCCAACACCAGTTACATCATTTGAAACAACCCCACTATTACTGACAAGATTTGTTAGTGAATACATACCTAAAGAATTTGCACCATATCCAAATATGGCTTTATCTGTGCCATATCCTGCTGCTGCTGGGCTTTGTCTAGCAGTTCCTACACCTGTTACATCTGTTGACACAACTCCAGTATTTGAAACAAGGTTTGTTAAAGAGAAAGTACTTCCACCACCAGCAGCACCATATCCAAATATGGCTTTATCTGTGCCATAGGATGCTGCTGCTAATAAAGGTCTAGCAGTACCTACACCAGCAGTATCATTTGAGACAACACTAGTATTTGAAACTAAATTGGTTAGTGAATAAAAAGAAGATGAATCTGCTCCAAACCCAAAAATGGCAGAACCAGCACCGTATACAGGCGGGGTAATTCCGCTAGGGTAAGCACACATCATTAAATATCTATAGATCATAGATTTTGCCCTGCTACAAATGCCAAAAATGTAGTTCCATTGTCATAAGTCATAAATACTATTGCATCTTTTTTTGTGTTAGTTGCTGTAATTGTTGGTGCTGTTCCACCAGACCAGAGAAACGATGCGGGCCATGCAATTGTTCTTTGTGTTCCATCAGCAGTTAAAATCAAAGTTATTCCAATTGCTTTTCCTGATGCTGGAATATTCGTGATATTTAAAGTGATTATATTTTCAGTTAGATCCAGCGTAAAAACATTTCCAAGATCGCAATCAATAAGAAGCATTCCCGCTGAAGATGAAACCGCTGTTTGCTTTTCAATGATCGGGCCTGTCAAAGTTACTTTGTCAAAAATTACTGCATCAGTTGTATTCAGAGTTTGATCGAATGGATTCGCACCGCTTGCAAATGAAAGATTTCCAGCACCATCGGTTACAATTGCTTGGCCCGCTGTTCCATCTGAAGTTGGATAAATAATTGCGTTATTCGTCAATCCAGCAAAAACAACTGGATCTGTAGTATTTAAATCTTGGTCAAATGGATTTGCACCGCTTGCAAAAGACAAATTTCCAGATCCATCAGTTACAATAGCTTGCCCTGCTGTACCATCTGATGTTGGATAAATGATTGCATTGTTCGTAAGACCAGCAAAAACAACTGGATCTGTAGTATTTAAATCTTGATCAAATGGATTTCCACTACCACCAAAATAAGCTAGTGCAGTCCAAGCTAAAACACCATCACCAAATTTCATTTGGTTCGTGTCTGTTTCTAAACCAATTTCACCTTCTGCTAAAATTGGATCTACACTTGTCCAGTTTGCTGCTGTATCTCGTCTAATTTGAATTTGAATTGCCATATTTTAAACTCCGTTTGCATCGCCACCAGTAACATTTTGTGTGATTAAATATACGCTATTTGCTACACCGCCATCAAGGTTTCCTAATGTCGAAACATTAATAACTGATGTCGAAGCATTAGTAATTTGGCCAAAAGAATTAACGGTAAAAACAGGGATATTTACTGAGCTTCCATAAGTTCCAGCAATTACACCAGTCGTTGAAAGATTTACATTTAAAAACCCACTAGAAGTTATGGGCTGAACAGATACCGATAATGTTGATGAAGTTAACCCAACTGAGGTAACTGTACCAATTCCGCTCCCTGGAGTTCCAACTGCCAAATTTACCGCTGATGTAATTCTTCCATCAGGCCCAATTGTGATCTGTGGAATAGATGAATTAGATCCATACACACCTGATGTTACTCCAGTTGGCCCTGTTTCAACGGTAATATTTCCATCTGTTATTCTTGGAGAATTTGTAACCGTTAAACTTGCAGAAAGAATACCAACTGATGTTAACCCTTGTGTTGGAATTGAAATTGATTTTGTAGTTGCATTTGTTACTTGCCCTTTTGCATTAATAGTTAAAACAGGAACTTGAGATGCAGATCCATATGTTCCAGAAGAAACACCAGTAGTTGCAAGGTTGGCAACAATAGTTCCAGACGAAGTTATAGGAGAACCGGAAATGGTAAAATCAGTTGAGGTCATTGCAACTGAATTCACAGAACCAACCGCCCCACCTGTGACCACTTGGAGCGGTGAAGCAGCAGTTCCATTTCCGGTAAGCGTGTTGTTGTGCGATACAGCAGTTAAGTATGTAGAAGAGATGTCAGGAATATCAGCTTTGTTAATAACCCTAAACGAAGGCAATCCTGACCCACTTACTGGCCCTGCAAGAAATGTATTAGCACCAGTATTAATAAAGTTTAGATCAAATGTTCCATTAGTCGTAATCGGACTTCCTGTTACCGTAAACACATTGGCTTGAGCAGTAAGGCTTATCGATAAAGATGATGGAGTAAAACTAACATATCTAAGGATTGCGACACTACTATCTCCTAGTATTGTGACAGTAGAAGCAGGGTCAGATAGTGTAGGAATAACCTGTGGAGCAGATATAAGCACTCCAACAGGGTCTTCTAATACGGTTACTCTGGCGAAAATGTCTGTTGGCATGACTCTCCTTACGGTACTGGTCTAGTGACTTCGGGAGAAACCGTAAAGCTGCCTTGAACAAGTCTGATTACATCAGCATTAGTCTGGATTTCAAGGTCATATTTGTAAGCACCAGTTGGCAACAATTCTGTATCATCTGCGGTAATATCAAGCGTAATAGTATTATCTAAAAGAGTTATTCTGCTGTTTTCTGTTGTTAATTCAATTATAATTGTGGCAGAATCAACGGTTGGGCGAACTTGCATTCTTGCAGTTGAAGAATTGTAATCGGGTTCGGTATTATCAGCGTTAACAACGGATAGATTACGCTGAAAAGTCGCACCTTGCTCGCAAATTATGTTATAAGTTCCAGCCAGCATAGGATACTCCTTATTCTACGGATTCTTTGACATTATATACGGTTTTGCGTTAAACATCAACTCAAAAGGATAACTAGCATAAACAGGTGCTTTCCTAAATTCGGCTGCTATGGGTGGTGCTGGTGGGTCTGGGTCAACATCTTTTGAAATCACAGGGTAATATTTTTTATTGAAGTTTGCGGGGCCAAGGTTATGACCAGCATTAATATAACTTAAATTGTCTGGATTTATAATTCCAGATGGAGAACTAGGGTATTTATCACCAGCAGCATTGTAAGAAAAAACAGGTATATAAAGAAAATTAAATGTAACATCAACATTCATTATTTGATTGATGTTTGGAACACCACCTTGAAAAACAGATTCATTACTGTAATCATAAGTTGTAAATTGTGCTTTAGGTTTTGGAACATTTGTAAATCCGGTAAAAAGCAATTCTCCAGGGTTAAACCCAAAAAATTGTCTTTGATTTACCCTTCCAAGCCCTTGAAAGATATTTGTTCCTTGTGTTGATTTTGGATCTATAAAATAATATGGAACCATATGCCAAGTTAATTTAACAGTAACTTTGGGTATCAATATTTTTCCAAAAAATCCAGCAACAGGAACATTTACTATTTCTGGAACATCAGAATCAAACATATAAGCACCAGCTTTGAATGTTAAATATTCTGCTGATGTTTCTGTAGTATAAGAAACAAACCTTCTGTATTCACGATATGGAGTACCAGTTATTGTAACTAATGCTGCATTATCTTTATAATAAATATTGTCTGGAGAAGTTATTTTATAAAGACTTGGAGATACTGTTTCAAGAATATCCATTGTGTTGTCATCCATAGCAACATATGGTCTTGAAGAAAACTCTACTACTACTTCGTATTTTTCATACACGGAATAATATGGTGGAACATATTGCCAAGAGGATGTTGCAGAAGTATTAAATCCAAATAGTCCTGATGTATTATCGTCTGGATTTATTCTTTTTGGGCCAATACCTTTTATACTAGATAACCTATCAGCATAAAGCCATCTGTATTGAGGGTGAGTCATCGGAGGTTTTCTTATTAAAGAACCATTTGCCTCATTGATTTCTGTCGATCCAAGAAGTCTTTGGCAAAAAACATCTAATGGATTTTGAAAATCAGAATTATTTGAAGGCCCATCGACTATATAAACTAATGTTGATCGACTTTCGCCATCAACAGCAATTGAAGACACTCCTGGAGATATACCTAATACTTTTTCAGATATTCTTCCAGAACTCCACCATCCATCATTATTATCAGGAACTAAAGGCATTAGACTTCTCCGTTAATTTATTGGGGTAATAGCACCCCATCTTGTTCCAGCGGTTCCAGGCAAAGCACCCATATTTTCATTTACAACTGCGGGTGCGTGTGGATTTGGGCCAACAATTCTTCCAGCACCTGTGTTTTGTGGCATTTTTAAATCTTTAAAAAGATCAACCAGTTCTCCAGTATTTTTTTCTATTTGATTCAAAGACTCTTCTTGGCTTTTTTGTCCTAGTCCAGCCATTAAAGCGTTCTTTCTCATTTCGTCACCAATTCCAACAATAGACATTGAACTTGCTTGCCTTACTGCTGCACCAAATGAAGAATCTTTTTGAAGACCTTTGTCACCTGACATTTCTCCAGCCTTAAATCTTTTTGGTTTACCTTCGCCAACTGCTTTAAAGTTATCTAATGATTTGTTGTAAAGTTTTTCACCAACTTTGCCAGCTTTCTCTCCAAAATTCTCTATTGATTCTCCAGCAAATCCAAAAGAAATTGTGTTAACCAAAGTGCCAAGAACTTCAATCATTTTTGCAACACCAACAACAAATGCACCTATAATTAATTGAATTGTTCCAGCAACAATAGAAACAGCCCTAGAAAGTATTTCAATTGAATTGTTAAACACACCGAATAAGAATTCTGAATCTCCAAGAGAACCCATCAACAATGTTACTGTTTCAAACAACGAAGAAAGTAAATCAATTATTGGGATAATAATTTTTACAATTCCACCAAATTGTAAAACAAGAAGTTTGGTGAAAGGCATTAATGCATTTGCTACTGTTGCCCCAAGTTCAAGTAACGGACTCATTAATTCTTTTGTTATCTTTATAATTGATTCGATTGCTGGTGCAAATTTCTTTGCAGAGTAATCTACATAATCAGCAAATTGCCTTATCAACGGAATAAGCATAGTTATTGCTGGTGACAATGCTCTACCAACAACTGCTTGCAAATCATCCATTGCAAGACCAACTTGTTCCATTAAAGCTGGATTCGCCTTTTGAACTGCACCAGCAAAAGAAGATACCGCTTCACTAGCAATAGAAAATGATTTCGCAACGCTGTTTATTGCAGAACCAACAGCAACAAATGCAACACCCGCTGCTGCCATAATTGGGCCACCAGCAGCGTAATAACCAACTCCACCAACTGAACCACCGGAAGAATGGTATTCAGTCTTCTTTTTGTTTTTACCGCTATTTATTGATTCAAGTTGCTTTTTGTTTTCTGGATTTTGGGAAGCATCTTTGTTTACAACAAACTCACCTGGAGTCAACATCGCTGGTTGGGTATCAGTACCCTTTGGCTTCATTGGATTTGAAGCATCACCACCATCAGCAAGATAGGAAACATCTCCACCCTTTGACATTGTCTTTGGCTGTTTATACCCAATGCCTTTAGCTATCATCTTTAAGCCAAAGTTAACTAATGGGCCTTTGAATAGCGGGGTTAATCTTTGAAAAGCACCAATCAAACCATCTAATTCCTTTTGGGTTTTTTGATTGGCCTGTTCAAGATTTCTTGCAGCTTGTTCTTGCTGTTTAACTAAATCATTTGCAGCTTTTTCAGACTCTTCTGCTTCTTTTTTTTGTTTGTTTCTAAAATAAGAAGCCAATGCTCTTTCGGCTTTATCCGATTCTTCTTCAGCCTTTTCTTTTTCTTTTGAGTCTTTTGCTGCTTCATCCGCTATTGCTTTGGCATCAGCAGCATCTTTTTTATCTTGAACCTTCTTTGCATCCGCTATTGCTTTGGCATCAGCAGCATCTTTTTTATCTTGAACCTTCTTTGCATCCGCTATTGCTTTGGCATCAGCAGCATCTTTTTTATCTTGAACCTTCTTTGCATCAGATATTGCTTTAGCATCAGCAGCATCTTTTTTATCTTGAGCTTTCTTTGCATCAGATATCGCTTTTGCTGCTGTATCAGCAGTAGCTTTTTCGTCATTTTCAAAAAGCTTTTTAGGAGGCCCAACAAATTCTTTAGTTCCTTCTTTACCAGTTTTTTTAACTTGTTCTTCATCTGCTTTTACAATCTTTTCATTGTCTATGATTGATTGTCTAACTCCAGAAATCATCTTAGACCAAGCATCACCAGTCTGATTGATGCCTTCAATCAAAGAAGAAATTTTTACTGGCTTAACCTTCTCTTGCCTCTTTTGTATTTCTTTTTCTCTGGCTTTTTCTTTAACTACTCTTTCTTTTTCTTGAGGATCAATTGTTTTTTTAGGTTCTTTTTCTGCCTTTGGTTCTTTTGGTGGCTTTGCTTCTTTGACTGGTTTTGGCTTTAATGCTTCTTCTAAACGCAAAGCAATTATCTTTGCTTGATCCCTTAACTTCTGGCTTCTAAGGTCAGCATCTTCTTGCTTTTGTTTCTTTGTCTTTTCTTTTTCCGCTGCTTCTATTGGATCTGCAACTTTTGGTTGACTAGGTGCTTTTGGTGTTTTTTGTTTAGGTTCTTTTTTTTGTGCAGCACCAGGTGCTTTGATCTCAGGTGCTTTGATCTCAGGTGCTTTGATCTCAGGGTTAGCACTATACATCCTAATTGAAGAACCACCAATGGAGTCCTCAAGTATTTTGTTTTGCCTTATAAGTCGTTCTAAAGAATCTTTAAGTTCTGGAGAAGACAAAGTTCCTTCTCCAGAACCAATGTCTTTTTCAATCCTTCCACCACTAGCCTCTGGATTTTTTCTTATATACCCCAAAACCTTTTCGTCTAAAGCAGCATTGGGGTCTACCTTTGGAGTCTTAGCCTTCTTCTCTGGTGCTACTTCAGTCTTTGTTTCTTTTTCTTTTACAACCTCTTTTGTAGATGTAGACTTATCCCTAGTTGCTGCCTTTTGAACCTTCTCAGGCTTTGCTACTACTTGAATTTTTATCGCTTTAATTGCGTTTACAAGAGTTGTTTGCAATCTTTTGATTGCCGTAGTCAAACCAGTAAAGCTTTTGGTGAAATCCCTTGATCCAGCCTTAACGCTTTGGGCTATATTTTCTACCGCACCAACCAGGTCATTCGTCATCTCGTCTTCTGGTTTTAATGGAATATCTGCCATTATTTTATCCCTGGTGGTAAACTTCCAAATTTCCTGATCCAAGAGCTTTTCATCTTAGATTCACCAACCCCTAATGATGCTCCCATTTTCATAAAATTAAGGTATTTTTGCAACACCATATCTTCAATAGGAACGATTTTCTTTCTTGTATTCCATTCATGCTTTTCGTCAGGAATATTAACAGGAACACCCTTATCATCTCTTCTTCGATAATAAAGTTCGACTATCTGCCTATCGGTCAACTTCTCAATCTCCCAGGGTCGAAGGAGATAAGGCTTATCCATCAAATTCACATAGTAAGTTTTTAAATTAGGTGGAGGTATTGGTTCTTTTGGATTAAAAGAACCCTCGCCTACACCTTCTTGCCGTTTGGGAAGGATTTATCCCGAACTATCTCCATTACGGCTTCAAACCTATCATTCTCAACAAGCATGACATCTTGAATTTCATTCTCAGGTGCAGAAAACAATATAGATGCGAATGCCAATGCTCCTGATGGAGTAGACAACGATGCTATAGAGTTCTCGGAACCAAATGAATAAATCCCGCTCGCAATATCTCTTGTTACAGAAGAAATTGCTTCACGGAATTCAACAGGTTCTAACCTGTCCTTCATTGAAAAAATAGAATCGAGAGCTTTCTTCTCCATCCTCTTTTCAAATTCAGCTTTAACTTTTTGTGTAATGAGTCCAGCGGTGTATTTTTTCCCATTGTATTCAATGGTCAAAGACCCTTCACCGCTGGAATTTAACAAATTACCAACTGTATCTGGCATGAATGCTTCCTTTTAAAAATTATGTTAAATCACCAATCTCAAAATCAAAATCACCAAAAGTTGCAAGTGTTAATGATACTTTTTGAGCATCTTTAACATCTGAAGTATAATTAACAGCAGTTATTATACAATTGGTTATGGTTACTGCCTGACCAGGAGTACCATCACCATCGTAAATGGTTACAGAACCAACATCACCCTGTTTTAACCCATAACCTTCATAAACTTCAAGAAGGTCTAAAGTTATTTCTGCGGAATAAAGACCGATAACATGGGAGTCAAAGCCTTCATTTTTAAATGATGTGGTATCAATTATTTCTGCTTTTGAGTTAACAGAAACATTAGTTGCTGGAACGGTGGCTAAAGCCCCAATATCTACTGTCGCTCGTCTTCCAGAAAGAATAGCCATTTTTAAATTCTCCTATATTGTTTTTTTAGAAAGCGAAATTACCAAAATCAACACCTACTGCGGAAGAAGGAACTAATGTAACCTTAAACTTTTGAACATCTCTTACAGCTACATCATAAGTAACATTTGTTACCGTACAGTTATTGAATTCAAATGTTAAAGGATCTCCTTCGTATTCAAGATATTCATTCGTATCTAATGTTGCCTGATTAGATGTTGGGGGTGCTGCTAGAAACGGAGTTCTGCCACCGTCTGGCTGAAAAACAACATCTGCCTTCATGCCAGCAAATATAACAGGCATTTGATCTTTATTGTAAACTGCCTCTACAGTTATTTCTGCACTTTGAATACCAGCAACAAGTTCTACAAACCCTAATGAGTTGTAATTACTTGCCTCTGGAGTATCAATTTTGGTTGCAATAGTAACTGATGTACAAGGGATTGAAATTGGAACCGCTGTATCAGTTCTTTCAATGATAAGTCTTGCTGTTTTTCCTGTGATAAAAATATTGTCTACTGGCATATTAAACTCCTTAGATTAAACCAAACCTTGTTCCATGAAACCATATGATACCTTAAAACCAGTAACATTGTAAACTGTATTCGGGTTACTATTGACCGAAAATGGTTGAATGCCTTTAATGTTTATTCGTGATGGGCTAAGTGAAGCCGTGAACTGACTTATTTGATATATTTCTTTTCTTATTTTATACCTGTCATCAAGATCCGTATACACTAAATCCCTAGCATATTCTTGGACATAATAAACCCTAACAGAATAGATGTATTCCGATACACCGCCAAGTGTTTCTATACCTAATTCTTCGCCTTCTTCCGAAGGGGCTATTACTACGCATGGGAAAGAATCAGTCTCCCTGATGACCGCACCTTTACGCTTATATACCGTGTAACCTAAAGCAACAAGATTTTCTGCAACAGTATCCATAATCGTAGTGTAACGATCTGCTGGATTAGCATCCATAATCGGTCTTGGCTTGCGATATATTCTGTTATTCATATTTAACTCTTTTGGGTGCAATCCAATCCGTAGTATTCTCTATCTCCAGAGTTATCAACGCTGTTGACATAATACTTAACCGAGCTAGTATCGGTTATCTCGCAATCAATCATTGGCTTAAACCCGCTAAGATTGGCTTTCCATACCAAAAACCTAGTTATATGTTCAACTATAGCTACACCACTTTGATCGGTATAAGCTAAAGTCATTGCCCTTCTAAATCCGTAACTTGTTGTAACAGTATCATTGTCTACATTTGTCAGGATAAGCACCTCTGGATTATCAAATACATGATATTCTTGAGACAAATCTAATGTAGGCATACACACCTCTTACATAAATTGTGTTTTAAATGTCTGAGGATTAACATAAGTCATTAACTTATTTACCTGAGTAATATGCTGCAAAGTCTGCTGCCTCCACTCTGTCCTAGAAACAGCAACACCTTCCCATGAATAAGAAGGTTGCGGACTGGCAGAATCAGTCACCAATGCGTTTATATAGTTATCTCTTATAGTCAGGAGGTTCTCGGCTGGAGTTGGCATAATAACCTCTTAAAAAGAAAGCTAGGGGCTAAGAGCTAGCCCCCAACTTTGGTTAGGTAGGACTAAGCGGGAAGACCTTGAACCACATAGCGAGGATCAGTAACACCAGCAGAACCCCACCAAGAAGCTTTGATCGCAACAGCGATATCTTGGTTGAATTCGGCCCAGTTGTTAGCTGGTGCTTGCACAACTTCCATTGGCTTGGCTTCTCGCCATACAAAAGCCTTTTTGAAGTTGCCAAGGAATACATACTTGTCTGCGGTTGCAGCAGCAACACCGCTGGTTACTAACAAGTTTCTCGCATGAGCAGATGTGAGAAGACCATAGTTAGTATCCAATGGGTTAGGACTTTCCAACTGCTCGACATCACCAGAAGTGGCAAAAGGCCCATTTTTGGTGATAGTTGCAGGGTTAAGAATACGGCTAGCGGTATACTTCTGGAAAGGCATAACAAGCATTTGCATACCAGGGCCAAAGATGTCGATTGGCTTACCAGTATTAGGGTCTTTCATCTGGTAGAACAATTGTTCTAGCGTATTAATGCTAGCAAAATTGCTCAACGCATAAGAAGCAACCTTATTGATGAAACCAAAAGTCATCCCCGCTTGTGCAGAGGTTGAATAGGTATTCAAGGTTGATTCAGAACCAGTAGCAGTACCGTATACATAGCTACCTGTGAGGCCTAGTACCGTGTTAAGAATTCTTTCTTCACGAACTAGACCGCAATAAGTACCTACGGATTCAGCAGATGCTAAAGCCTGTGAAGTCTTATCCGAGTAAATCATTTCAGCGGTAATCGCACAAATTCGCCCCACCTTTTCGATGGCTGGAAGTCGTACATAGTTACCGGAGAACTGAGTCTGCGGATAAGGCATACCAGGTTGAACCACTTCTGGCGAAGGACTGATGTCCGATAGCCAAGGAATGATCTCAGTAGAAAGGTTCTGACCAGCAGGGATGGTCGATACAAGTTGATCACCAATGAATGATGCCAACTTATACTTTTCTTGAACCGTAGTGATAAGGATCTGACCTGTGATGGCAGCAAAGTTAGAAGCATCTACTGCTTCGGTTGCTTCCATAAAGGTTCGATCAGGGCCATTGAAGCGATTAAGCTGTTCAGCCCAATCATCTCCCATGATACCTTCAGCAAGACCACGAAGCGAAATTCGGCTTACCGAAACATCGCCTTTGGAAATGGATTCAGAAAAGAACGCTTTAGTTTTAGCTAAACCATTCTGTTGGCCAAATTCCTTCAGCTTTTTTCCTAAACTCTTCATACTAATCTCCTTAAAAAGTTGTGGATTATCGGGCCACAGGGTTCTGAGCGGACAACAATTGGAATTTTACAGTACCAGTAGCAGCAAGTGCTTCAACAACTCGACCAATAGCAAGGGCAACTGTTGCTACCTTCACTAAAGATTGTGGCTGAAGAACATTCGATACTGATGTGGGGCCAACAAAATCCCCAACAATAAGAGCGGAACCAGTATAAGTTCCTTCGTAGATACCAGAGCAATCAACCCGAATTTGGTTGGCTACTGAGTTACCATACACAAGTGCGATATCATCTCTCTTTAATTGGCCAGAAATGCCAAGAAAAGCACTCGCAAAGTTTTCTTGGGTTGTTGCCAAGTTGGTATCCCAAGTGAAATCAAGAGCGGAAATAGCACTACCGGAAGATAGAGCTACAAGATCGCCAACTTGAATCGCCTTATC